GCCGTGACCGACGCCGACCGCATCGTCAAGCTGGACACCGACAACGGCTCCTGATCTGGTCCACACGGGAGGAGGCATCGGTCAGGTGCCTCCTCCCCGACACTCGAAGGGAGAGACCATGGCCTGCCCAGAGCCGCTGCCGCCGCTTCTGACTCCGGAAGAGCTGGCCGAGATCCTGGGAGTCACGTTCGATGACGCCCAGACCACCAGGGCGACCTGGTACCTGCGGATCATCTCCGGGTTCGTGCGCATGTACGCCTGCGACGACATGGTCGATCCCGACGACCCTGACACGGCGTGTGTTCCGGACGCCATCCTCGGTGTGATCATCTCGTCCTACAGCCGGGCCATCGACAACCCTCGCGGCCTGACTTCCGAGCGCATCGCGGATTACCAGTGGACGTCTTCGCCCGCTGCGGGGGCCGCCAACTTCGCTACGGGGCTCTACCTGTCCAACGCGGAGGTGGAGATCATCCGCAACGCGACAGGCTGCGGCGGGTTGGGTACCATTGAGTTCGGGGCGTACATGCCCGACCAGATCCGTGAAAGGCCCTACAGGCACCGAGGCCGCTTCTGGCACCGGTACCTCGGGGACATCGTCTAGTGAGGGAGACCTGAATGGCTGTCAACAAGTACCTGAAGTACGAGTACCTCCGCAACGGCAAGCCGACTGGCCGTGTGCAGGAGGTTCTGAACCCGTCCGTCTACGACCAGCGGGCGCAGAAGGGTATCCCCTTCAAGCGTGCCCAGCAGCTCGTGAACGCCCTTGAGGCCTCGTCCAAGTGGGAGCGCGTCGGCAACAACGTCCCCGTCGCTGAGGGCAACAGCACTCGGGTACAGCAGGCCGCTGCCGCTGAGCGCCGTGCGCAGGCGGAGCTTGACCGCGAGCACCGTGCGCACCTGAGCACCGCCGAGGCCATCGCCAAGGCCGTCAAGGAGAGCTGACCGGTGGCCTCCCGTATCTCGTACCTGTTCACTCGCACTCTGGATCTCTACCGGCGCGAGGTTGTCAGTGATGGTTCGGGCGGCGAGGTCAGCACTTGGGTGTTCATCAAGACTGTTCGCTGCCGTGTGGCCCAGCCCGTGCAGGGCGTCTCGCACGTCAGGGAGCAGATCGAAGGTGGGCAGGCCGCCTCTACCCCGTACCAGCCCATATACATGGACCCTGCGGAGCCTGTGTATCGGGGCGATGAGCTGCGCGGGGTAGGGGCGGCCAACCAGACGGGGGTGGAGGAGATCTACCGCGTGGCCGCGATCGGCTACCCCTCCAAGGAGGGGTTCTACAAGCGGGCCGACACCGAGTTCGTGCAGCCCGAGCCTCCCAGGGAGGCTCCGTGATGGGGAAGTCCACTGTGGCTATCCGAGGACTCTCGGAAGCCAAGCTGAAGGTCGGGGGTCTGCCGACGAAGCTTGAGCGGGGCAGTGCGACTGCCGTCGCTGACGTGGTGGAGGAGACCACAGCCTCGGCCAAGCGGAACGCCCCCGTGGACACCCGCGCCCTCCAGAACTCCATCAAGGGCGAGGTTTCGGGCACCACGGGCACTGTCACGACAGACGTTGACTACGCTCCGTATGTAGAATATGGAACTAGCAGGTCACCGGCTCAGCCGTTCATGCGGCCCGCTGCGGAAGAAGCCCGCAACCGCTTCAGGAGCATTGCCACCAACGAGGTACGGAAGGCGGTGAGGTAGTGGCCAACCCGACTGCGTACAGTCCTCTGGGAATCATCCAGACGGCCTTCTACCAGCGCCTCTCAGACGTCCTCAGTGTGCCTGTGTACGACTACGTGCCTGAGGGCGCGGCGTACCCCTACGTGCGCGTTGGTGAGGCGTCGCAGACCCCCGACAACACCCTGAAGGGCTACGGACGCGAGACGGTCCACACCGTGCACGTGTGGACCAAGTTCCGTGGCTTCTCTCAGGCGTCCACGATCGAGAACGAAGTCATCAGCGCTCTCGACAATCACTGTCTCGTGCTGCCCGAACCGTGGCACCACGTATCCACGGTCTACGAGCTGTCGCAGACGCTCTACGACCCTGACCCTGAACTCCGTCACGTCCCTATCCAATTTAGGGTGCGGACTCAGCAGAAAGGTTGACAAGCATGTCTGACGCCATGCACGCCTTCGGCACCCGCCTGGAGCGGGGCGACGGTGCTTCTCCCGAAGAGTTCGAGGAGATTGCCGAAGTCACCAACATCTCCGGCCCGAGCATGGAGAGGGAGACCTACGACTCCACGCACCACGGGCAGGCCGACAACTACCGCCAGTTCATCGGTGGCCTCGTGGACCCAGGCTCGGTGTCCATCGACGTGAACTACAACCCGAATGTTCACGACGTGCTCGTGGATGACCTCTCGGACTGCCTCCCCCGCAACTACCGGATCGTGTGGGTCAACTGCGGTCAGGACATCGCGGAGTGGTCCTTCGAGGGCATCATGACGGGCTTCGAGCCCACGGCCCCGGTTGACGACAAGGCCTCCGCCACCATGGAAATCAAGGTCTCGGGCAAGCCTGAGATCACCCCCTTGGGCAGCTAACGCCGCCACACACCGTAGTTGAACTGTGCCCCTGCCTGCTATCCTGTGGGCAGGGGCGTAATACGTTTGAGCCCAACCAACTTAGGAGGGAACCCTAATGGATGCCGCTAGTATCCGTAACGCGATCAACAACGTCACCGTAGGCCGCATCGAGCCCGTCGAGGTGCCTGAGTGGGGCGTCACGGTCCACATCAAGGAGATGTCCGGCTCTGAGCGCGACTCCTACCAGGCTTCGCTGATCGAGCAGGGCAAGAGCCTCAAGGACGGTCAGCGCCTCAACATGACCGACGTTACCTCCAAGTTGCTCGTCCGTGTCCTCTGCGACGCGGACGGCAACCGCATCTACACCAACAACGAGTTCACGGTGCTCGGCCGCCAGCCCGCCTCCGTCCTCAACCGCCTCGCTGAGAAGGCCCGTGAGATCTCGGCCATGACGGAGAAGGATGTGGATGAACTGACGGGAAACTCCGAGAGCGCCACGAACGACGATTCGCTTTCCGTCTGACCCTGGCGCTCGGAGGAATGACCGTGGAGGAGCTGCTGAGCCGCATGGGCTCCCGTGAGCTGGCTGAGTGGATGGCGTTCGAGAGACTGGAAGGCCCCCTCGGCACACGCCACGCAGACCAGCTCGCGGCCATGCAGATGGCTCAGCAGCACAACATCCACAGAAGCAAGTCGGCCAAGGCCGCCACGGTGGAGACCTACCTGCCTACGTGGGATCACGGTGAGGGTAGGAAGGTCCAGAGTCCTGAAGAGATGCTGGCGAACGCCAAGGCGTGGACCAAGGTTATGGGTGGAACGGTGAACACGAAGAAGGGCGCATAGCTCATGGCAACCATCGCGGACTTGCTGATCTCGGTAGGCATTGACGTCAAGGACGCTCAAAGCGGAGCCGCAGAGGTCAACAGCAGGCTGGACTCGATCGGCAAGTCCGCGATGGGTGTTGGTGCTGCCATGACGGCAGGCATCACCGCACCTATCGGCGGAATGATGGGGGCGGTCGTCAGCACCGCTGCCGAGTTCGAGTCCACCATGAACGGCGTACGTGCCGTCACCGGGGCCACAGGGGACGATTTCCAGGCCTTGGAAGGCTTGGCCAAGGAGATGGGTGCCACCACCCAGTTCAGCGCCACAGAGGCCGCACAGGGCATCGAGATGTTGGGTATGGCTGGGTTCGATACCACCCAGATCATGGACTCTCTGCCCGGCGTACTCGACCTGGCCGCCGCTGGCGCTCTCGACCTCGGCGCTGCCGCTGACATCGCCTCCAACGTTCTGACCGGCTTCGGCATGGAAGCCGCTGAGATGGGGCGGGTCTCTGACGTACTCGCGGCGGCGGCCTCCGGAGCCAACACCGACGTGCAAGGGCTGGGGAACGCCTTTGAGCAGGTAGGCCCTGTGGCTGCTGCTGCGGGGTTCTCGTTCGAGGAAACCACCGCAGCACTCATGATGCTGGCCAACGCGGGCCTTCAAGGGGAGAAGGGCGGTACAGCCCTCCGAGGAATCCTCGCCTCGCTGCTGTCTCCGTCGTCCGCCGCACAGGCGGTTCTGGACGACCTCGGAGTCACCATCACTGACGCGGATGGTGCCATGCGTCCGTTGGTGGACATCATGCGTGACTTCGAGGCGGCGAACATCGATGCAGGTCAGGCCATCGACATCTTCGGTCGAGAGGCTGGGCCCGGCTTCCTCGCCATCCTGGATCAGGGTTCAGATGAGTTGGAGGGCTTCACCGATGGCCTCCTGACCGCCGAGGGCGCGGCCTCTGAGATGGCGGACATCCGCATGGAAGGCCTGTCCGGCCAGCTCAACGTGCTGCGCGCGGCGGGTGAGTCTCTCATGCTGGCCATCGCTGACGCTGGCCTGCTCTCTGCGCTCACCAAGCTGGCCGAGTGGGCAACCGAAATGGTGGTGAAGCTCGAAGGCCTCAACCCCTGGATTCTGCGCATCGCTACGGGACTGGCGATCTTCGCCGCCGCCATCGGCCCTGTGGTCCTGTTCGCCGGGGCCTTCCTCACCTCGATCAGCAAGATCGCCGTGTTCCTCGCACCCGTCGCCAAGCTGGTTACGGGCGCAGGTGGCGCGTTCGCCCTGCTGTCCAACCCCATCGGCTGGGTGGTTGTCGCGATCGGTGCGCTCATCGCCGCACTCGTACTCCTGTGGAACAGGAGCGAGCGTTTCCGCGAGATCGTGACGCGCGCCTTTGAGCTGGTCAGGACCATCGTGACCAAGGCGATCAACCGCATTCGTGAGGTGCTGACGGCCCTGGGAGATGACACCTCCGCCTTCTCCGACATCTGGCGGGGGATCTGGGATGGGGTCAAGTCGCACTTCGAGATCCTGTGGGAGGGCCTGAAGACGGTCATGCTCAGTCTGATGGACGCCTTCGACGGGGTTATCACCATGGTCGAGGGTGCCATCAACGGCGACTGGGCGATGGTCTGGGAGGGGGCCAAGCAGGTCCTTGACGGTGTGTGGGAGGCGATGAAGGCCGCCGTCATCACGCAGGCTCAGGCCCTCTGGAACACCATCAAGACGTTCTTCATCGAGCTGCCCCAGAACATCGGCGCGTGGCTTGCCGAAACCGCGCCCATCCTGAAGGAGAAGCTGGCCGCCTGGTGGGGGGCCTTCAAGGAGTGGTTCGTAGAGACCGTCCCCAAGATCGTGGAGCAGCTTCACACATGGGGCGTGGCCATCGGAGAGTGGCTCATCAACGATCTCCCAGGCATCATCATCGAGAAGGTCACGCTGTTGTGGGAGGAGCACCTCAAGCCCTGGTTTGAGTCGCTGCCCGACAAGATCCGGGAGGCCCTGGACAACGCCTCCAACGTCGTGGCCTGGTTCCAGGAGTGGGGCCCCAAGATCGTCCAGGGACTTGCGCTGGCCGTCGCCGTCGTGGTCCTGGCCATCCCCACCCTCATGCTTCTGATCTTGGCTGCCATCCTCCTGGTCGTAGGCACTATCGCTGTGACCGTGGCCAGGGAGGGCGCGGCCAAGCTGCGTGTCGCCGTGTCGGAGTGGGTGACCGCCATGGCCGCGAGGGTCGCTGAGAGGGCCGCCAGCTTCGTCACTGCGATGCGTGCCCTGCCGACCAAGGCCTCTGCGGCTCTGCGGGGGATGCTGGGCGGCTTCAAGAGCATCGGCTCCAACATCGTCAACAGCATCATCAGCGGTGTCTCCGGGGCCGCATCCAGGCTCTACACCAGGATGCGGAACATGGCCAGCACCGCCCTGTCGTCCGCGAAGAGCGCCCTCGGTATCGCCTCACCCTCCAAGGAGTTCATCAGCGTGGGCGAGGAGGTCATGAACGGCTTCATCAAGGGCCTGGACAACCTCACGCCGCAGTTGGAAGCCGACGTCAACTCCAAGGTCGGTGTGGTCCCAGGCGTCGTGCACGGCACGGTGCAGACCACCGGACGCTCTGACATCCGCGTTCGCGCGGAGATCGACTTCAACGGCGCTGACGGTGCGGTCAAGGAGATGCTGCGTAAGATCGTCAAGGACAACGGGGGCGGAGACGTGCAGCGGGCCCTCGGTACGGGAGGGAGCAGGCGATGAGTTGCGCAGCACTGGTAGTCATCAAGGTGGAGATCCAGCGCCGTAACGGTGTGTGGGACGACATCACGCAGTACGTCAACGTCCGTGAGGACATCGAGATCGAGCGGGGGCGCAAGGAGGGAAGCCTTCAGGTGGACCCCTCCAGGCTCACCTTGCAGTTGAACAACCGCGACGGCCGTTTCAGCCCACGCAACCCCCGCAGTGTCTACTTCCGCCAGATCGGCAAGAACACCCCCATCCGGCTTGCGGTTGTGGACCGGGGAGCAGAGAACTGGCGGTTCGCTGGTGAGGTATCCGCATGGCCTGTGGAGTGGGAGCCCGGTGACGTTGTAGGTGCCCAGGGATGTGCCGAGGTGTGGGTTCCGATCCAGGCAAGCGGCATTCTGCGGCGGCTGGCTCAGGGCGCTGATGTGCAGCAGGACGCCCCTTCTCGGTGGATACCCACGCGCAGCCCCGTGGCCTACTGGCCGCTCACGGACGGGCAGTCTTCCCGCCAGGGTGAGCCTGTCGTGGGTGACCAGCCCATGCGTACCTATGCGCCGGGCAGTGGCGCGCAGCCCTTCATCACGACCACGGGCCGTTGGGGTGAGGGGGCAGTGGCCCCGTGGCTGTCCTCCTGCTTCCAGGTGAACGACCGCCAGGATCGGGGTCGGCTCAGCTCGTCTATCCGCCCCAGCTCGCCCACGACTTCATGGGCGGTCGAGGTGGTCAAGCTCGGTGGCGGTAGCGACAGCCTCCAGGCCAGGATGCGGGGTTCGGGTACCAACGATGACCCGCTGATTACTTGGGCTGTGGTGTGGGAGATGGACTTGCAGTCCATCAACATCACCGTGCAATACGAGGATCAGTCAGGCTCCAGCATCGCCACCGTGGGCCCCTCGGTGCCGTTCCCGCAGGCGTGGGAAAGCTCGGAGATGGCTGTGTGGAGGCTGGAGATTTCCCCTTCGGGGGCCTCGAACACGGCCTACCGGCTCTACGTCAACGGGGTGTCGGTCATCAGCGGCACTAGGTCTGGGGTCTCTCCGCGCCCCCTGTCCTCGGTCAGCTACTCGTGGTGGAACCCCACCTCGGACAACTCCGGGCTGTCTACCCCAGCAAACCTGGCCCACATGGTGGTGTGGAACATGAACCGTGAGGACTACCCGACTGCGGGCGAGAGCTTGACCGTGTACCGGGGCCATGCAGGGGAGCGGGCTGGTGAGCGTATCGAGCGCACCTGCGCGGAGAACGGCATCCCCCTACAGATCATCGGGGATGTGGGAGACACGCACTTGATGGGCCCTCAGTACCCCGAGTCGGTTCTGGAAATCCTCCAGGCAGCACAGAACGTAGATGGAGGGGTACTCTATGAAGGTAGGGACTTCGCAGGCCTCGTCTACCGGACTCTGCGGAGCAAGTACAACCGAGAAGTTCTGGTCACTTAGGAGGGAGCCTCACCATGGCTAACTTTGTCGGTGCGCTGTTCAACCCGATGTTGGACGAGGCTGGCACCATCGCGACGACGGCGAGCCTGCACACGGCTCTCCCGTCCGCTGGCAGCAACGAGGTGTCTGGCGGTGCCTACGCCCGCCAGTCGGTGACGTGGTCCGCCGCTGCGGGATCTTCCCTGGTCGCTGCGGGTGCCGTGGTGTTCTCGGTGCCGGGCTCCACGTCGGTCACCCACCTCGGCCTGTGGGGGAGCGGTAACACCTGGCTGGGCTCGATCGAGCTGAACAACCCCGAGGAGTTCGCTTCGGCGGGCACGCTGACCATCGACCCGCTGTCCTTGTCCCTCATCAACGTGAACTAAGGGGGTGTCCCGTGGCCACCACGGTCTCTAACAGACTCAACGGCGCGGTCAACGGCACTCCTGACGCGGCGTCCCTTGAGGCTTCCGCGATTGTTGGTGACGTCGAGGTCTTCAACGCAGCCTCCGGTCCACACGGTGTGGGCCGTATCCGGTTTTCGGGTGCGTCTGGAGCGACGGTGCTGGGGCTGGCGTCGTCTCGGGTCTACACGGGGCTGTCCGCCCTTGACCAGCCCCGCTACGTCATGGACCTCCCTGAGACGGACCAGTGGTTCGTCAGGTTCTACCTGAGGGTCCCGAGCCTTCAGTCGGCAGGGTTCGGCATCAACGAAGTCCGGCTTGTGTCTCGGTTCGCCGGTGCTGGGCTCAGCCTTGC